TTCATATAAATAAAAAGGGGTATAAGGCTAATTCCTTATACCCCCTATTCATTAAGTTTCGTTTGCGAAATATGTAACAACTAGTTCGTTATTTGCTGCTGGATCTGGATCTGTACCACTATATGGTAGAGCATTAAATCCAATATCTACAGAAACTACATCTTCAATATTAATCACTGGAATAACTAAGTGAGCACCAGCCATTAGAAGTTGTACAACTGGAGTATCGTATGGAGACGCCGGAGCTACTCCACCAACATTAATTGTAAGTTCGAAATCAGTTGGATCTGCACCTGATGCTGATAGAGAATGAGTTAAAATATCATTCAATAAATCTGCAGTATCATTTGCTCCACCTGTTTTCAAGTAAGCTGTCATATTACCACCAATAACTCTTTGACCTGTAAAATGTCCACAAGGGTTATTTACAACACCTAGTGCTTCTGGAGTTAAGAACGTAATATTATTTGCAATGGACAGAGAACCGCCAGTTAAGGCTAATGTATATGCATTACCATATGCTGTTCCTGATTTACCAATTAATGATACTGTTGATAATTTATTTCTTATACATGCCTGTACCCCGGTTGGCGCGGGTAGGTACCCTGCTGCGCCAGTTGGGAACGCCGAATCTAGCCAATCTCCTGCCGCATTTGTTAGCATGCTTGTCAGTACAGCTAAATCACTACTAGACGTAACTTCTGATAATCTTGTACCAAACCCACCCCAAGAAATAGAGGCAATAGCGTCGATAGCAAAATCAATTTCAGCTGTATCTACAACTGCACCCTCAATATGATACCATACTGGGCTAGTACTTGTTCCTAAATTGAATACTAGTGATAGTTGTAACAATTCATTTCTGTTAGAGTCTGCAAAGTCTATAACTAGACCCCCGGCTCCTCCATCATTTCTTGTAGTAGCTACACCATCTGCATTAGTAGTTATTGTATTAGTTGGCTTAGGGCCGGCCGCTAATGCTTCCCAAAGAATTCGTTCTACTGCATCAACTTGTGTGTTAAGAGTATTGAATCTTGGACGCATATAAGCTTGTAAGCTCCAATCTACTGGATCAATAGAAGTGGTGAAAACCTGATTTCCACGTACTGGTGCAATACCAGCCTCAGAAATTTCAATCTCCTGTGTTCCAGTATTTGCCGTGAAATTGAACCCATCTAAAATAGGTACTTCCCACGTGTTTGCGTTAGTCATTAGAGCGATTGTTGCGCTTGTGCTAACGTATAGTTTGGCGTTTCTTGATAAACTAAATGCCATTTATATATCTCCTCATATTATACTTCATATCTTATCTCTAGTGTAATTTCTCCTACACCCAGAGGGTTCAATAATCCTTCATCATCGCTTAGAGATAATATTCTTATATCAGTACTAAGGTCTTTACCATCTACTGTAAGATCATTATTATCATCTAGTATAGCTTCGACATCTTGGAAAACTTCTTCAAGTCGGTCTTTAGAGTCTTCGTCTTGAACATAAATTCTTATGTTAACTGTAAGAAAAGCCCACTTGAATCCACCAGGTAAGTATTCTCTGGATTCTCCACCAGAATAAATACATATACTTGGATAGTCTGTTACCTCGTCCCAAAAAACCTGTTTACCTTTTACATTATCATATACATTAGTAATGTAGGGACTTTCACCTGTTAAATTTGTTTTAAATAATTCTACTAAAGCGCTAACTATTTGCTGTCTTGTATTAGTCACGTAACGTCACCCTAACTCTTCTTAAAGTAGCTATCTTATGTTCTTGAAGTAATTGTCTTATACTTCTACCAAATATACCCGCTGGATCTCTTAATTTTGGTGGGTTAAGTCTTCCCCCGATCTCAAATACGCCATAAGGATTGCGCATATATTTCACTTGTGCTTCTATCATATTTGCTTCTCTACCGGGCAGCAATTGCATAATCTTAGCTGAACGGGCAAATCTACCTGTTCTATAATTAAGTGTTTGTTTAGACCCACCCTTGCCCATATTTTCACGAATCTTATCGTGTAATTTAGAATTAAGAAAAAATAATAATTTAGTTAAATCCCCTACTTTTCCTTTTTCCTTACGAGCACGTTTAGCATCTACCTTTACTTGAGCACCAGCAATTTTTGTTATAGGAATAGATATATTTTGTTTTTTCCCTTTTATAACTGTACTAGTTTTAAAAAGTTTGGAAACAATTTTTTTTCCTAAAAACAGATCTTCTACATGTAATTGCAGTAATTGTCTATAACTAGGGCTCCCCTTTAGTTCTTCTAATTCAATTGTAGACTGTATTTCTTTTGCTAATAGATCTAGTTTTTTTAAGGCGGATTGTACAGCTGTACCACTTTTAGCATTTGCTATAGTATCTTCCCAGACTGTAATTGTAATTCTACCTGTACCACCTTTTGAATCAAATTTTCTTTCATATTCTATTCTTGTATCTGCAAGAATAAGTTCTTTCAATAAAAATTGTACTCTAGAATTAAACTCCTTTGGTATGGTTGAAATTAATTCAAATGGTTTTTCTAAATCTAGATTTTGAATACCATGAGGGTCATTAAGAAAGCCTGCTGCTTTAGTAGCTCCGGCCCCAAATGTGTGTCCTATAGATTGCCCCAGCTGATTTGTACCCTTAAATTGTGGTAAATCCCTAGTACCCTGTTGATCTAGCTTACGTTTTACTCTGTTTTCTACAGCTTTTCCAACTCTACCAATTCCTGGGGTTTCTGCTTCTATTTCATCTTTAATACGTTCTAATTGATCTAACCATGCTTGAGTGGGAAGAAGAAATATTTTAGTATAATTGGTTGCTGGATATTCTCTTACTTTATTTTTTACCTCTGTCATAACGGTACCCAGATCTTTATACGAAGTAGATTTTGACTTTACCCTACTTCTAATATAAAATATTCTCTGAGCCTCATCATAAGCCACGGCCTTATCCTCCCCATAAAGAAAGTTAGTAGGAATTTTCCCGCCGGCTACTTGATAAGAAGCTTTTATAGCTTTGGGAGCACTTTTTAATAATTTCCATATTTCATCAGATATTTCTTGAGCTATTTTACTAAGATTACCACTAACAATACCTTTCATTGCGGGTGATTGAAATGGTGAATACGATTTCTTTATTTCTGCTAAAATAACTTCAGGTGAAATTACAAAACCTTGAACCCTGTTATCTATAGCCTCTCTGGTTTTAGAAGTACTACCGGGCGCTATAAAATTTTCTACAACTTTTTTTAATTTAGAAAAATCTTTAGTAGACATTATGGGCTAAACCTATATAAGTCTAAAATTCTACGGATATTGGGTGGAAAGCTATTAGCTGCATACGGTAAAGCATTATCTATAGTAGCCCCACCCAAACTTTTACTGGGAACATTCTCTCCAGTTTCATAATAATGTACTAAATCTATAACACATAATTTTAAATCTTCTGGTATAGTATCTTCAGTATATCCCGCCGTGTATTCTATTTCTAAACTTCTATATTTTATATCATATTCATCTATAAAATTATAGATAGACTGTTGTGTAAATACACTACCTTCTTCTATATCCGCTAGATATCCAGATCTTGCTGAATCAGCCTCTACTAAAGCAGTTTGGGTAATACCACCATCTGTTGATGTTTTTACCGAAATAACCTCAATAACAGGAAACTCTTTTAAAAAAACTTTATTGGTTTGTCCATCGTGCCATTCAACTTTAGCACTTTGCGATGCAGAATAAGTAGTAAATTTTCTATTGCAATAGTTTTCTATAAGTGCACTAACTTGTGTGATAAGAGTTTGAATCTTACCATCTTTAGTACTACTCTTTATTTCTTTTGCTTCTTTATAACAATCTAAACTTATAATATCAGTCATAATATCCCTACACAGTAAAGAGTGGGGAGAAATCTCCCCACTCTTTCGACAATAATAACCGTATCAATTAAGATGCGATTTGAAGATTAACTGTACCTTCGCCAGTAATAATATCATTAAAGGCAAATCTACGACTAGAAACAATTACTCGTTTCTGGTTAATAATATCGCGATCACCTTCAGTCATAATTCCACGTAGCTCTCCACGAATGAAGTTAGTTGGACGACACATAATACCTAGTGTTGTACCAACTGTACCAGTTGTAATGGCAGCATTATTAAACATTTGTGAAACAACAACTTTAACACCAAAGATATTACCTACTTCACCTGTATGAACAGTAGCTTGAGGGCCATACTCATTGACAGTCTTAAATTTAGGCAACGTCATTAGACCATAATATAGGTCATGAGATACTATTAATACTAGTGCTGAAGAATCAATACCATAAAGTACTAAGTTT